CTTCGGCTGAACAAGCAAAAATCGTATTTAATGATGCGAGCAAAATGGTCGAATACTCACCGAAAATGCGTGCGCACTTCGGTATTGAATATTCTAAATTTGCAGTGTTTCAGACCGAAACAAACAGCATGCTTAAAGCGCTATCACAAGATAGGGGCGGAACAAAAGACGGTCTAAACGTCCATGCTGCCATTATTGATGAATTACATGCGCATAAAACTGCAGATATGTATGACATTGTGGCCAACGGTATTGCTGCACGTAGTGAGCCACTCATTTTAGCCATTACCACGGCTGGAGATGATACCACCAGTAAATGCTATCAAGAACGTCAGGTCGTGGTCGATATTTTGAAAGGCAAAGCCAAGCATGATCAGTATTTTGGCATGGTATTTTGTCTGGATCGTGGAGATGACTGGTTAGATCCGAAAGTATGGGCCAAAGCCAACCCGAATTATGGCGTTTCAGTAAATGAAAAATATCTATATTCGGTGTTTGAAAAGGTCAAAGTAAGTCCAAAACTGGAAGGGATTACCCGGCAAAAACATTTGAATGAATGGGTCGGGTCAATGGATGGCTGGATTTCTCCAACCATTTGGGCAAATTGCTACTCTGATGTGAAATATCACGACCTTGATGGGCAAATACGTTTTGGTGGCTATGATTTGGCAAGTCGTTTGGATTTGGCAAGTTGGGGCGAATTGATTCCTCGTTTTGAAAGTGATGGAAAAATTCATTGGTACGCATTTTCTCATTCATACATTAACGAACATGTCATTGAAACCAAAACAGCAATTAACGGTGAAAAACGCCCTGATGAATACCCCGTATGGTGTGATCAAGGGTATCTGATTGCGACTCCAGGTGAATCAACAGACTACAAACGAATTCAGCGTGATATTGAAGATTCTCATATCAAAAATCCGTTTTATGAGCTTGGGCATGACCGATACCACGCTGAACAACTTACAGCCAATTTGCTTGAAGAAGGGCTAAATGTCATTGAGATTCCTCAAAATGCAGAACATTTAAGTCCAGCCATGCGTTGGATAGAAGTGTTATTAGTCGAAGGGCGGTTTCATCATTGTGGTGATCCAGTTTTAACTTGGTGTGCTTTAAATGTATTGGTCAAAGTTGATGCCAAGGATAATATTTTTCCGCGCAAAGGGCCTCCAGCCAAGAAAATTGATGCAATGGTTGGAATTATTAATGCTGCTGCGCGTGCTCGATATTGGGATGATGAATCCGTTTTTGATTTGGTGCCTGGTGAAGATGATGGAAATATTGATGACTGGTTGAATGACATGATTAAGGTAGCGAAGCGATGAGTAAAAACCGCGATAAAGTGAAAAATCGTGATAAAAAAAATCGCGAGAAGCTAAAGGTTCGGGGGACTGGACCGATACAAGATAAAACGGGGACGACCATTATTGATCGTCCCCGTTCTGGTTTTAAGACCGCAAAGCCTGTGTCATTTGATAGTGCTATGACGCTCAGTGCTGTTTTTGCCTGTATCAAAATTTTGACAGAATCTGTGGCAACCCTGCCACTGCAAATGTTTCAGCTCAAATCCGATGGAACCCGTATTCAAGTCAAAGATCATGATGTGATTCGGTTGTTATACAACAAACCAAACCGCTATCAAACCCGCGTTGAGTTTTTTGAACAGCTCATGCTGAATTTGGTCGCGGGGAATGCCTACATTAAGAAGGATTATCTTGGTAAAAAACTGGTCAGCTTGCAGGTCATTAACTCAGGTTCGGTAGATCCGAGTATTCGTGATGATGGTACACCACAGTATAAATGTCGATTGGGCAGTGAAACGGTTGAATATACCGATAAAGAAATCTGGCATATCAAACTTTTTGGCACTGGTTTTGTGGGGATGTCGCCCATTGCTTACGGTGCGCAGTCGATTGGGATTGGTCTGGCGGGAAGTGATAAGACTTCTCGCTTAATGTCCAATGGCGCTAAGCCAACGGGGGCATTAAAAACTGAAAAATATCTGAAAAAAGAACAGCGTGATTCACTGCGTAGCGAGTTAGATCTTCTGATAAACGGTGATGACGGTGATATGGCAGTACTCGAAGGCAATATGCAGTTCGAGCAAATCAGCCTGACACCTGAAGACCTTGAGTTGATTGAAATTCGAAAGTTGGCTGTTGAAGAATCCTGTCGTTTCTTCGGGGTGAATCCAATCCTGATTTTCAGTACAGATTCCAGTACGACTTGGGGTAGTGGCATTGAACAATTGGTCGATGGCTTTCATAAGTTCGGTTTGCGTCCATACTTGGAGCGAATTGAAGAAAGTGCTCGTATTCACCTATTGCAACGACATGAATGGGATGAATATGAGTTCGAATTTAAGACCAAAGACTTGTTACGGGCATCGTATCTTGAACGGGTTAAATCGAATAAAGACCGAATTTTGTCAGGGCAAGCGAGTCCTTATCAAGTCCAAATGGAAGAGGGAGAAATACCTGATCCGAACTCAAACTTTATAATGGTACCAGTCAATATGACTACAGCCGAACGTATGAAAAATGGCAATTATGGAGCAAAAGCTGATGAATCGAAACCTGCAGGTGCGTGAAAAAGCACTACCAAATTTGCCGAAAGTTCAGTGTCGGCGTATGCCTGTTGCAGAAACTGAGTTTCGTTTTAAAAAAGATGAAAAGACAGGTGTAATTACTATTCGTGGTTATGCAGTCAAGTGGGATTCAGTAAATTACTATGGTGAGAAATTCATACGTGGTGCCTTTGCTGAAGTTTGTGCTGCCTTTGCTGCAGGGAATAAAAAAGTCCATGCATATTACAACCATGGTTGGCGAATGTATTGGGTTGATGCTTTGATGGCATTGCGAATTGGTAAATATAAAGTTTTAAAAGAGGACGATGTAGGTCTGTATTTAGAGCTTGAATTTACACCAGGGCTATATTGGGCACAGCAAGTTGCAGCGATGGTCGAACATGAAACTGTAGATGGCTTCTCGATTGCCTTTTATCCACCTAGTCCAATGGATATGGAAGATAAAGGTACGCATGTTGAAATTAAGCGTGCAGATCTATACGAAATCAGTGTGGTCGATGAACCTGCAGATAGTGCAGCCCGTGTCATTTCTGAGGATTCAATAAATGGCCTCGAATCATCTAGTGATGCAGCTGAGCTGTTACGTTCACTTGGTTTATATGGCGATTATGCAGATAAATTAATGGCACGCTTGAGTGAATTTGGTAAACCGCAAGATACACCACCATCTGAACCGAAAAAAGATCCTTTTGCATTCTTGGATGCGTCTGGTTTGTAAATCAAAATTTAAATATTGACCCGCTTAAAGCGGGTTTTTCATTTTTTATGTATGGAAAAATTAGTATGAAAGCACTTCAACAACAAGCTCTTGTAATTGCAATGTCTGGTATGTCTACTCAAACAGTAAACCCTTTGAGTGGTTTGCTAACACGTGATGCTCCACCAACTCCTGCTGAATTAGACCAGTTGGCGATTAACTTGCGCAATCGTGTAACACAGATTGATGGTTTGCTTGAACGTTACAAGGATAAGTTATCTGCATTAGATGGCTTACCTCAAGATTTGAAGAAAGATCTTGAAGAACGTTCCAAAGAAGTTGCAAAACTGACAGGAGAAATTGAAGAAATTCAGCAAAAACTGGTCGATGGTGTTCATGAGCGAAATAAGCAAGAACAAGATTCTATTGCAGCAGCATTAATTCGAAATAAAGATGCGGTCGAATTTGCTAAAACCATGGCAACACGTTCTGGTAAGAAAAAGGAGTCAGTTGTATTTGAAGGTCTAAGTGCTCGTAACGTTATTACTTTGGCTGGGATGGGCGCAAATGCTTCATTAGCTAAAAATGACGTTTCTCGCACTAGCTTCCAAGCGCCATTATCGATCATCGATATGATCAATTGGGGATCTGCAGATGGAGATGTAGCCATCTTCTTACGTGAATCAGCTTTTGAAATTATGGCTGATATTGCCCCTGAGAATACGAATAAGCCTGAAACGAAGTTAGAATTTGGTCCAGTCTCGTTAAATATTGGGACAATCGCTCACTGGATTCGTGCATCTAAGCAAGTTTTAGCCGACATGACTTGGCTTGCAAACTACATTGAAACTCGAATGACCTATGGTGTGCGTTTGAAACTCGAATATTTCGTAGTAAATGGACATACCGCGACTTCTGGTAATCCAAAATGTTTTAGTGGCTTACTCGAAACTGCTAACTTTGTGACAGTGACTCCAGACGCAGATGACACAGCTATTGATGTGCTTAACCAAGCAAAATACAAAGCAGCTGATTCTTATCTTTTACCTGACAGCATTATTTTGAACCCTGAAGACTGGGGCAAAATCGAACGTATTAAAGGTACAGATGGTCATTATATTTTTGGTTCTCCTGGGGCAGCGGTTCAACCAGTACTTTGGGGTGTTCCAGTTGTATTTGCAGCCTCAATGCCAAAAGGTAAATATTGGGTCGGTAACTTAGCAATCGGTTTTGATGGTCTGATCCGTGAAGACGTTGCTGTTACTGTTTCTACAGAAGATGGTAGCAACGTTACTAAAAACTTAGTCACGATTTTGGCTGAAATGCGCGCTTCAGGTGCAGTTGTATTACCTGATGCATGTGTTGCGGGTGATTTGCCAGTAATTCCAGCAGGTCCTTAATAAATTTGAAAATGAAAGCAGCCCTTCGGGGCTGCTTTTTTACCTCTCTTTCTGTCTTAAAAAGGCTATTTTTATGAGTGATTACAACATTACCTTAGAAAAACTGAAGCAATACTTGAGTGTTGTTCATAGTCGTGATGACGAGTTCATTGAATTACTCATAAAAGTGGCTATTGAAGATGTTCAAAACTGTATTGATCGACGTTTTGATGATCCTACGACATGGGGAAATATAGCTTTAGTAGATCCTGGCAATAATATCCCTGCACCCTTAGAAGCTACAGTAAAAATGGTGGTCGATGATCTTTATCACAACCGATCTACTCAGTTTGATAAGTCATTATTCGATAACAAAACATTTTCTCGATTGTTTTCACCATATCGAAAAATGGGGGTGTGATATGTATGAAGCTTACATTGATCGAAAGTACTACATGAACCGAGTTTGTAGATCTATTAAAAATCCCGAGCAAAAGATGGTTGTCAAAAGGGTTCTACATCCAACGTCAATGAAGCATCCGAAGCAATTTATGCTTCGACGATTAGGGAATAAATTTACTTCAACAGATGTGGTGCCTTATTTTCAAATTGAATTTCGAATAGATGGGTGCTGGATTCCTGCAGAGCAGCTATTCAAGCATAGAATCAATGAATTGGAGGCAGGAACATTATGCAATCAGGACAATTAGATACGTTGTTTGAGGTTTATCAGCAGTCTTCCGAAAAAAATACTGCAGGTCAAAAGAAAGATGTTTGGACCATTATTGGTAGTTTCTATGGCGGGGTAGAGCCAATTAGTACACAGACATTTGTTCAATCTGGTGTACAAGGATCTGCTTTGGTTTGTCGTGTTGTCATGCGCCCAGATGATTATCCAGGATTAAATGCAGCTTTAATTATAAAAGATGTAGATCGGGGAAATATTTATAAAATTTCAGGAGTATTACCAATCAATAAAGGCAAGCAATCTTTGTTATGCACGATAGGTAAACTTTTATGAATTTTTCAGCCGAGGTTGAAGGCTGGGAAGAAACAAAAAAGCAAATGCAGCAATTGGTGAGTTTAGCAAAAGAAAGACAGCTCACTCAGAATGCATTGTTTTACGCATCACAGCCAATGTTTGAAGAAATTAAACAGAATGCACCCAAAGCTCAAAAGGCTTATTACAAATACTACAGAGGCTCTTCAAGGGCACGTTTAGCGGGACAACCTCAAAACATACGCAAATTGAAACGTCCTGGTACTTTAAGACGTAACGTCGCAAGAAAACGTATCAAAGTTGATAACGGTGTCGCGATAGGCATCTACATCAAAAACAAAGCCTTTTATTTTCGATTTATTGAACTGGGGACACCGCATATTGTGGCTGTCCCTTTTATTCGTCCTGCGTATGACAAGAACAAGGATTTAGCAATAGTTCGATTTATTGAACGTTATCGGGAGTACATCCAAAAAGTTATTGCAAAACAGCAAGTAAGTTCTTTGCAAGAGGGGGATTCAGATGCTGGTTAAAGAAATCATCTATTCAGTATTGGGTCCATTATTCAATGATCGTGTCGGACCACATCCGTTGCCACAAGGGTTTGATACCAATGAAACCTATGTGACTTATCAAGGTATTTCAGCGGTGCCACTGAATACCGTTAAAGGATGGACTGGCCACAGTCAACATCGAGTTCAAATCAATATTTTTCATTCAGACATTATTGTTTGTGAAAAAGCTAAAAATCGCGTGATTTGGGCAATGGATCAGCAATCTTATTCATCATGTGTAGTGGTAGATGAGCGTGATGAAGGTTTAGATGAAGAAACTCAAGTATATCAACAACAAGTCGATTTCTTGATTTGGCAAGAAGTCGAAAAGGAGTAAAGCATGGCTGATAAGGCTTTAATTGATTCACAAGGTATTGTAATTTCATATAAAGAGGCATCTGCTTCTACATTTGAAGAAGTGCTTGAAGTTACCGATAGCCCATTACCAACCAAAAAACGTGAAGTAGATGATATTACGACGGTTAAATCTACCCACAAAGAAACGGCTGCTGCTGGTGTAATCAGTAGTGATGATTTGGCCTATGAGCTGTTAATGATTTCAGGGAGTGCACAACAAACTGCATTAGATGACCATTTCGAAGCAGGGACCATGTTGGATTGGAAGGTTGTACTTCCTGATGCACTTAAAACAACTTATACCTATTCTGGCACCATTACCGAATTGTCTCCAGTTCGTGCTGCAAACAAGAAAAACCGTTTCCGTTTGACTATTGCTGTAAATGGCAAGGTGACTAAAACAGAAACGGTAGTACCTTAATTTTTAAACTGTAATTGCCCGCTTTAACAGCGGGTTTTTTATTTCTTTTATTTGGAAAAAATATGAATACTGCAAAGGCAATTGAATTACCTAGTTTAGCTTCTCTATTTTTAGCTGCTGCTGACAATCGTGAAGTTGAAACTCATGAAATTGAAGGCTTAGGGAAAGTTGGCATAAAGAAATTAAGTATTGCTGCACGTGATGAATGGGTGGCTTCGGAAAAAGATTCAACCATTTGTTTATTACAAAATGCTGTCTGTGATCCAGACACTGGAAGTCTTGTATTAAAAGAAATTGAGCTTGAACGTTTGAAAGAGTTACCAACTACTATTGTTGATTCTTTGATTCAGAAAATCTTCAAACATAATGGCATGAAAACTGTTAAAGATTTACGTGAAGAACAGCAATCTGAAGAATTAAAAAACTCCAAAGCCGACCAGAGCTAAAATTTAAATTTCAGCTTGCGCTGAGATTAGGGCGAACGGTTGGCGAACTTGAATCATCCATGACCTATGAAGAGTTTGTCTATTGGCAAGCATTCAATGTATTAGAACCAATCGGTATTTATCGAGAGGATCTATTGTTTGGAAATATCGCCAAAACATTGTTTGATGTGAACATTTCTGATCATGGTCTAGGATTAGAAAACTTTATGATGTTTAGACAGCCTGTTGAACGAACAGTTGAGGATGTTTGTGACGACATCAAGGCAAGAATGGCTGGGTTAGTTTAAGTAAGCTTTTTTTGAAAGAGCCACCCATAGTGTGGCTTTTTTTTGTTCGAATGATTATTGTGTCCTAAATTATAAATTTAGGGTGGAAAATGAAGAGGATTTTTATAACAACTTTATTATTAACAATGGGGACAATCTCTTATGCAGTTGAGCCACCTATTGTCAAAGTTAATTGTGATGATGTAAAAATTAGTACAATGACGATTGGTAAAAATGATTTTAGGTTTTATGCCTATTGGAATGAACCTACTCAATTTCCAAACCCACCTGTTTCTAAGAAAGTAGGAAGAATTAGTAATATTGAAATAAAACCTTTTAAATTTACTTGCCCGAATTTTAGCGCAAGTTTTAATGGGAATATTGCTGAAATAAAGTCTGAAAATTATCAAGCTGTACTTGAGCATTTAGGTAAATATGATAGAACGCTAGATTTATATCACTATAGTTTTTATCGATATCCCAATATAAGAGAAGGTTTAATTACTGTTGATTATTCCATCGACTTAGAAAGTTTTGTTTTTAAAACAGGTATATATACTGCACATGATGGTGATGATTTGAATAATTCAATTCATACAAGTGCAGTACCGAAAACATCAATTATAGGTTACAAAGTTGATGGTAGTGAGTTAAAACCTTTCTTGTATGATCGGAAAATTTCAAATTATAAGGAAGATTTTGATAAGGCAAACATCATAGATATTTATCATAAAATGCCTAGCGATGATTTTAGAATTGGCGCAAATATTGAACGTATTTACATAGACAAGCAAAATGGAATTCTAAGAATATATCTTAATTCTAAGTTTCCAAGTAATTAAATAAATTTAGTTATCAGACCACCTTCGGGTGGTTTTTTTACGAGTGAAGAAAATGACAGATGAATTATTAGGTCGTGTTCAAATTCTGTTGGAAGCGGATACAACCAGACTTGAAACAGGTATGGCGGGCGCAGAAAAGATCACAGATCGGTCTGTCAAAAGTATGAAAACAGGATTTCAGGGTGTAACAACAGAGGTAAAAAAAACCCAAAATCAGGTAGATAACTTTTCAAAATCAATTGCAGAACATGAGACGGAAGTTAGAAGTGTTGCAAAGTCTTATGATGTTGCAGCTCTAGCTGTCAAAGGATTAAGTGCAGTAGCTGCAGGTGTTTCGATTGGAAGCTTAACTGCTTATGCCAGTAACTACATTTCAAAAGCATCTGAGATTCAGAAATTTGCTGATTTGGTTGGTTCAAGTACACAGCAATTTCAATATTATGCAGCAGGTGCAGAAGCAGCTGGTATTGGTATCGATAAATTTTCGGATTTGGGGAAAGATGCTTTAGATAAACTTGGTGATGCCATGGCAGGCCAAGGTGAGATGATGGACTTCTTTGATCAAATTGCTCCAAAAATTGCTGTGACCATTGAGCAATTTAAAGGTCTAAGTGGTCCAGAAGTTATTCAGAAATACTATAACGGTTTAGAAAAGGCGAATCTTTCACATGCCGAAGTTGTTAAGTTTATGGAACAAATTGCTGATGAAGGCAGTTTGCTTATTCCAATGCTTAAAAATGGCGGTGTAGGTTTTACTGAATGGGGTGATGCAGCGCAACGTGCAGGTGCAATTCTTTCTGACAGTATGATCAAAGATTTAAAAGAAGCAAAAGAAAATATCGC